TGGACTATAAGTTCGGTTTCTTCCAGACAGTTTAGTTCTAATCCGAGTGGTAACTTAAGAGTTACTTCGAATAAGAAGAAAACAGTTTCCCCGCGCAAAAGCGGCGGTTCTAAAGTTGTTTTCAAAAACAGAGGGATCATTAATCATAATTTAGGATTAATGGCTCCAATATTTAACCCGTTAACTCAGCATTCTGAGTCGGAAATTAAATATTACTTCACAAAGATGGTAGAGGCACATAACACCATGATCAAGGATCTGGGCGTGGTCTACGGCACTAAACATTACAAAGCAATTTGCCAGTATTGTTTACTTCTTTGTGAGGGACACAGTCCACAACCTGTGGATCGAGTGTCTACCGGTAAGGTTGATAAATGGCCCAAAGTTTTTGGGTTTTTGAGACCTGTCTATCATTCTATTGTACCTACCCTAAGTGGTAAGGTACATGAACCTAGTACAAGAGTTGAGAATCTCAGACTCTTGAAGACTTTATTCAATGTGAATAAAGTCTGCTCGGATTACTCTGGAATCGATGTTAGCAACTTGCAACAAAGATTTGAAATTCCTCGTGAATGGGAAGATTCCTTTAAGGAATACTTACTAGACACGATGGGAGAACCTAAACCTTTAGAAACTAATAGTTTCAGGGTTCAAGGTTTCCTTGGGAATAGAAAGGGGCCTAACGGCGTATCGAAGATTGAATCAGCAGGTATGGAAGCAGCCAAGCTACTCTCATCACCGCTACACAAGCATTTTAAAACGCTTTGTGTCATTACTGATAATCTTCCCTTTTATGAATATTTTCTGCAACATGCAGAGAAATTCACCACTGATTATCCAAAGTATGATCTTAATAAGGTCATTCTGAGAAAATTAGTGGCAGTTCCTGATAAAGGTAATAAGTCTAGAACAGTCGCAATTTGCGATGTCTGGACTCAAATGCTAATGGAGCCGTTTGAAAACGTGCTCAAACACAAGATGAATCATGAGTTTCATGACAAATCTGCGTACTTCGACCATGCCGAGGGATTCACTAAAGTGAATAACCTCGAGCGTAGAGACGATACAATATCGATCGACGCTGAGCAGTGGACGGATAACTTCCCATCTCGTGTTCAATACCTGGTAGTGAATCAACGATTTGGTCAACAATTTGCGGTAGCTTGGCAAGGCCTGGCTATCACGTGTCATTGGAATGTCGGAAACTCCGACGAGAAGATTAAGTATGGAAAAGGACAAGGCATGGGAACCAAGGGTTCCTTCATGGCAGCGTCATATTCTGATCACCATGTGATAGAATATACCTACAAAACACATTACGGGCAAACATTGCCGTATATGAAAGTAGGAGACGACTTAGTTGTAACAGATCCGAACAACGTGTTCGTAGAAATGTATAACAAACTGGGTGTCCCTGTGAACTTAGCAAAAACTAAAGGATTGGCCCCTAACGGTCATTTCTTAGAGTTTGTTTCAAGAAATAGTTGGAATGGAGACGATTATTCGCCCATTTCACCTAATCTTGTAGCAAAATCCTTAAAACAGCCTTTCTATATTCCAACTTTAGTTGGACATTTGAAAGAAAGGTTACCAAATCAGAGAGTTCCCACTCTTGAAGCAATCCTGGATTGCTCACAAGAGTATGCGAATTCAAAGGAAAAGTTCGAAG